ATGCAGGTATAGTTAATGGTATTCCTCACACATATGTACCTGCTCAACACCAATTTGTAAGTGCAACATCAAATGCTATTACAAATACTACAGGCACACCCGCTACAATGAATCCTCCAACAGCAGCAACTTATGATGGTGCTACAGGAGTTTTAACATTAACAATCGCTGGACATGGACTATCAAATGGAAATACGATAAGTATAGCAGATAATTCTTTATCATTTAGGTGTAGTATGGATAGATACTTAAGCGTGCATACATACCCTAGAACAACAGATCCTGCTTCTGGTCAGAATCTGACTGTAACAAAAATAGATAATGATAAGTTTACTGTAAATGTCGGTGTCTCTCCAAGTGGAGGTAATGTGGCTCCACTACAAATGGAATTAATTATGAGTATCTTAGAGAATAGCACTACGTAATAATAAATGTCTAGATATATCTCAGGTCGCTATAAAAAAACTCCCCAATCGGGATTAACTACCGATAGATATAGATATTTGTCTCCAGGTGATTCTGAACCAAATTTAGGTAATCCTCCTCCTGGAGGTACTCCTAATATTCCTGCTGGAGAACAATATCAAATAATATCTATTATTGGTGATGATAATCAAATAAATCGATATTGGATTCCTGTTCAGGGAGGTATTATTCCTGGATCAATTAGTGTATTTGAAGAAAGTGAACTTGTTGGTACTGCTAGTAGTATTACACAACTTGATTTTATTGGTAATTCTATAACTGCTGTAGCAGATCCTTATATTGAAGGTGTTAGTGTAGGTACTCTTGCAACAATAACAGTTGCACCTCCTGGAAATAATAATTCAGTATTATTCAAAAGTAGTGATGATTTTGCCACAGATACTAGATTTACTTTTAATGATGGATTATTTGCTGCTGGTGATAGAATAACTGTAGGAACGGGAGGAACATTTGTAACAACAGACTTAAACGGTTTTGTTGGTATTTCAACTATAGATCCAACTCAGAGATTACATCTTGATGGAAATTTTAGAATCACAGGAACAATTTATGATTCTAATAATCAACCTGGTAGTACGGGAGATTTAATAGTAAAAACTGCAACTGGTGGTCTTTTGTGGGTTACACCACAATCAGTAATTTCTGGTGCCGGTGGAACTATAGGTCAAATTCAGTTTCATAATACTGCTGGTCTTGTAGACGGAGCAGAAAAGTTTTATTATGATTTTAATAATGATCGTGTTGGTATCGGAAGCACAATACCGACACAATTATTGGATGTTCTTGGAGTATCTACCTTTAGTGGTGGTGTCAATATTGATACTTTAACCGTAACCCAAAATTCAACATTTGAAAAGAATTTAGATGTTGATCAAAAATTAACAGTAGATGGTTTAGCGGATTTAGATGAACTCAAAGTTACAGGAATTGCAACTTTTGATAATATAATTGAAGCTAAAAAAGATTTAGATGTAGATGGTCATACGGAACTTGATAATTTAGGTGTATCTGGTATAGCAACTTTTAGTAGTGAATTACAAGTTGACGCTACAGGAAACTTAAATGTACTTGGACCCTCTGTTGGTGTTGCAGTAACACTTGCCGGTAATGCTGGTATCACAACAACTGGAGGAGACCTTTATGTTGGTGGTGATTTATACATCAAAGATGATTTAACCTTTGATAATTTAACAGCAAACACTGGTACTTTTAATACCTCTTTAGATATTCAAGGAATTACAACAACTGATACGTTAAAAGTAGGGACAAATCCAACGGTCAGCATCACATCAATACTTGATGAAGATGACATGTCATCTGATAGTGCCACCGCACTTGCCACTCAGCAATCAATTAAGGCATATGTAGATAATCAAATTACCGCTCAAGATTTAGACTTTGCGGGAGATAGTGGAAATGGTTCCGTTGATCTTGATAGTGAGACGTTTAAAATTGAAGGAACCACAAATGAAATTGTAACTGTAGGTAATGGAACTACTTTAACAATTGGTTTACCTGATGATGTTACTGTTTCTGGAAATCTTACAGTAAATGGTAATACAACACTTGGTAATGATGTAAATTCTGATACTGTATCTTTTGGTTCTCGTGTAATTAGTGATATTAATCCTAAAACTAATAATGGTGTGAATTTAGGATCTGCTAATCTAAGATGGAATAATGTTTATGCAACTACGTTTAATGGTGCTTTCCAAGGAACTGCTGATATTGCTAAGAAGTTAGAAACTCCTAGAGAAATTTCTTTTGGAACTGATGTTGTTGCGGTAGGAAAAACTTTTGATGGAACTCAAAATGTAGGATTCGCACTTACATTAACAACTACTGGTGTCGAACAAGGAACTTATGGTTCTTCAACTCAAGTTGGTATTGTTACTGTTGACACTAAAGGTAGAATAACAGCAGCATCTAATGTTGATATTAACTTTGCTGATGCTAGTGTTGATATTGCTAACAAATTAAAAACACCTAGAACATTTACTTTAGGTGAAGGTACCAATGATGATATTGTTGCAGTAGGAAAAACTTTTGATGGAACTGAAAATGTAGGATTTGCACTCACCCTAAAGGACGTTGGTCCTGGTGCAGGAGATTATGGTGGAGATAATAAATTAGTATCCTTAACATTAGATGATAAAGGTAGAGTTACTGGAGTTACAAGTACTAATATTAATTTTGGCAATGCTAATGTTGCAACTGCCGATTCATTAACTAATTCTAGAAATATTGAGGCAACAGGTGATATTACATGGAATGTTGACTTCAAAGGTCATGAAGATGTAACTGCAGCAGCAACACTGGCAGATACTGCTGTATCAGCAGGTGATTATGGATCTGGAACTCAAGTTGGAACATTTTCTGTTGACAGTAAAGGAAGATTAACAGCAGCATCTAATGTTGATATTAACTTTGCTGATGCTAGTGTCGGTTTTGCAACTATTGCTGGATACGCACATACTGCAGGTATAGCAACTATTGCTGGATACGCACATACTGCAGGTATAGCAACTGTTGCAGAATATGCAGATAATGCAGGTATAGCAACTAACTTAAAAGGTGGTGGTGCGTATCAAATTCCTTATCAAAGTGATGTTGATACAACACAATTTATTGCCAATGGAAGTGTAACTGGTCAATTACTTCAGTATAATCAAGGTTCAGCACCATCTTGGGTGAGTGCAACGGACTTAACTGCAGGAGTAGCAAATAGTCTTTCAGGTGGTGCAGCAGGAAGCATACCATATCAAACTGGTCCAGGAGTAACCACATTCCTTGGAGAACCTGATGCAGATAATAGGGTTCTCACTTACAACAATACTAGTGAAGCACCAGAATGGAAAGATATATCCACTTTTGCTGGGGTTGGATATACAATAGAAGCGGCAGATGATGGTGACAATGCTAAAATTGTGCTGACTGACGGTGGAACAGGAATTTCTTCCATCAAAGTTACTGCTGGTTCTAATATTACTATTGACCCTGCAGATTCGACTGGATTTACTATTTCTGCTGTTAATGGTGCTGGAGTTGGTATTGCTGCTAGTGCTAGTGATATATTAAATGCAGTTGATGGTAATATTGGTGGTATTGATGCTGGTGCCGATAAGATTGTTTTCTATGATGATAGTGAAAACAAGTTAACTTACTTGACTGCAGGAAGTGGATTAACGATAGATAATACTACTATTAGTGTAGATAGTGACGCAGGTAAAACTTACGATTTAACTGTTGAACAAACTGCTGGTAATAATGATGATCCTGCAATTAGATTAAGTGATGGAACTACCAATGATGATATTACAATCACTGGTGGTTCTAATATTACAGTTACAAGAAACTCTGGTACACAACTTACCATTGATGCTGTTGCTGGTGCTGGAATTGGTATTGCCGTTAGTGCTAGTGATGTATTAAAAGTTGATACTGCTCAAATTGATGCTGTTGATGCTGGTGCCGATAAAATTGTTTTTTACGATGATAGTGAAGAGAAGTTAACTTACTTAACTTTAGGAAATGGTTTAACGATTACCGATGATACATTAAATGCATCAAGTAATTCTCAATATGCTGAGGTTGCTGGATATGCACATACTGCAGGTATATCGACATACACATCAGAATGGATATTAGGTGCTAATGGAATTAATCATTATACATTCACTGGTCCAGGTTTAATTGGTGCAGAGAATGATCCAAAAATCTATCTGGTTAGAGGTCAGCAGTACAAGTTTACCAATAATATGAATGCTCATCCTTTTAGGATTCAGAGCACTGCAAATGGATCTGCTGGAACACAATATAATGATGGAATTGTTAATAATGATATACAGAATGGTACTTTAACTTGGAATGTTCAGTTTGATGCTCCTCCTACATTATATTATCAGTGTACTTCTCATCCAAATATGGGTGGTGAAATTGTTATTTTAGAATCTGGTAGTGGAGATACAAACACAACGTATGATTTAGAAACGGAAGCAGACGGTACTGATATAAAAATAAAACTGGTAGGTAGTGATAATAATACTGGTATTGTTACTATTACTGCAGGAAATAATATTACTCTTACCGACAACGGTGATAGTTTTACCATTGATGCTGCAAATAGTGGATCGGGTACATTAACAGATATTGATGTAAAACTATATTCGGATAATAATACGCCAAGAACAGAGTATGGATGCAGTAATCCAATTGATGTAACAATTACTGCTGGAATTGCAACGATTGGAATTGGAACTACAAGTAATGCATACGGAAAGCGTTATGTAGGAACCACAGAACCAACTGTAGATGTTTGTGATGGTGATATTTGGTATGATACTAGTGCTGGTAGTGGATCTAATTTTAGTTCAGATCCTGTAGGAACTATTGTTGCTTGGGCTGGTTCAGTTGCAAGTATTCCTAATGGATATCAACTTTGTGATGGTACTTCAGTACAATCATTAGCACTTCAAGATATTGTAGGACCTAATGTTCCTGACTTAAGAGATAGATTTATTATTGGTGCTACTGATGGAGGTGATAATACATATCCTGGTATTGGTATTGGTTCTACTGGTGGTGCTGCTACTCATACATTAACAGTTGATGAGATGCCATCTCATAATCATCCATTTAGTAATGGTGATTATTATTGGATAGGAGATAGCAGTGCAAGTCCAGATTTTAGTTGGAATACTGGTTCAGTTTACGAGGTATCAACTTCTTCTTCAATATCATCTCAAGGTGGTGGACAAGCACATAATAACCTCCCACCATATTATGCTCTCTGCTATATTATCAAGCATAGTGCAACTGATAGTGGCAATGTCGGCATTAGTAGCGATAAAATTACAGAAGGAAACACAGAAGCAGAAGTCGTTGATACTGGAACTGATGGGCACTTTAAGGTTACAACTGAGGGTACAGAAAGATTCCGTATTGGATCTAATGGACAAATTGGTCTTGGTGGTGCTAACTATGGAACTCCTGGTCAGGTATTAACTTCTGGTGGTGCTGGTGCAGGTGTTACTTGGGCAGACCAAACTAGTGGTGCTAGTGGTAGTGGAACTTTAACAGATATTGATGTAAAACAATATGCGGATAATAATACGCCAAGAACAGAATATGGGTGTAGTAATCCGATTGAAGTGACAATTTCTGCCGGAATTGCTACAATAGGAATTGGGTCTACGAGTAATGCATTTGGAAAACGTTATATAGGATCCACAGAACCAACAGTAGATGTTTGTGATGGTGATATTTGGTATGATACTAATACTACTGGTGGTGCTGGTTCTAGTAGTTCTGGTGGTGGTTCTTTAGTAAAACATGGAACAGTAACAATCGATACACCATCTTCAATAACGGAAGCAGCATTTACTAATATTCCATCTACTGCCAAGAAAATCACCGTATCTCTGTATAGGTTTGGTTACAATACTCTAGATGGTACTAGTGATGATATTATTATGGAGGTTGGTGATAGTAGTGGATATGCTAACAGTGGATATCAATCAGCTTTTGATAGTGTAGATGTTGCTGGTAATCTAGGTGGAAATCAACTAACTACTGCTTATGGACTTGCTGATGATACAAGTATTTCTTATGACTATAACATTACTATAGAATTAGTAAATGTAACTGGAAACAGTTGGACTATTTCACATCAAGGTGGAGATAGTACTGATAAATCAATCCATGGTGGTGGTAGTATAACACTATCAAACGCACTTGATAAACTAAGAATAAAAACTCAAAATGGTCGATATCTTTCCCCCGGTGGACCCCAGGGGAACCAGAATGGATATGTAACTGTTCATTATGAGACCGAAGGTAGTGGTGGTGGTTCTAGTAGTTCTGGTGGTAGTTCTTTAGTAAAACTTGGAACAGTAGATGCCACTTCTAGTACTGCAGCAGCATTTACCAATATTCCGTCTACTGCCAAGAAAATCACAGTATCTATACATAGAGCCAATTTTAATGGAACTAGTAATATTGGCTTCCTTAATATGGAAGTTGGTGATAGTAGTGGATATATTCAGTCTGGATATGAATCAAGTTATGAACTTCGAGACCAGACATCAGATGCATCAAGAACTACTTATTTTTATGGTTTGGGTTCTCATATTAATGATACCGATGATTACTCTTACAATATAGAATTAGTAAATATAACTGGAAATAAGTGGACTATTTCTCATGTAGGTCATAGCAACCAATCAACTGGGCAAATTTCTCATGGTGCTGGTAGTATACAATTAACGAATGCTCTTGATAAACTTAGAATACAAACTTATACACCTGGTGGTTCGGGATACACAGCACAAACTTTTGATTCTGGAGAGGTAACCGTTTATTATGAGACCGAAGGTGGTGGTAGTAGTTCTAGTGGTGGTTCTGAGGGTACTGATGCTGGTCAAGGATTCTTCGAAAATGATACCACCTTAAATAGTTCCAAGACATTACCTGCAAACAAAAACGTTGGTATATTTGGTCCATACACCATTGGAAATAATGTTACCTTGACTGTCCCAACAGGAACAACATTCACCGTCGTATAAGGAGGTAACATGGGAACTCTTAATGTATCAAACATAAACGCTACAGGAAATCTCAATCTTGGTGGTTCTTGGACTGATGCTCCTCCCGGAACTATTATTAAGGTTAGTTATGGTGAAGGTACAACACAAATGGCAACTACAGCAGCACAAACTTACTATACTATTCATAGTGTAAATCACACTGCTCTTGCTACAAATAGTAAATATTTTTTAACAGCATATTGTCATGCTTGGGATGCAAGTGATAGCAGTCGCGCTAATCTTGGATTTTCTGTAACAATTGGGGGAGTTGAAACACGTATTCAAGGTGTTGATGGTGGTAGTGGTGATTCTTGGGGAACTAATGCTTATCCAGGTGCTAATCTTAATAGGTCTACTGTATATACATCAACTGCTGCTGCTGGAACTGTATTGACGTTTAATCTCATGGGTGCTGGTTGGGATACTAATGATACAAGATTCAATTATACTGGATATGGTCATATATCAACTCTGACCATAATGGAAATTGAAACATAAATAAAAATAAAAATAAAAATCATTATGAAGTACGATATTCCATCAGCATTACAAGTACTTACACCAGGAGCAGAATGGGTGCTTCGTGGTGATTCGTATTCTGGTTTGGAGTGGATTGATGGTCACGGACAAGATAAACCAACTCAAGCAGCAATTACTGCTAAAATCACAGAATTAGATAATGCAGAAGCAATGAAACTTCTGCGAGAAGAGAGAGATAGAAGAATTGCAAAGACTGATTGGAGAGCATCATCAGACCTTACACTTTCTTCAGAGTGGTCTACTTATAGGCAAGCACTTCGTGACCTTCCTTCTACAGCAACTCCAACCTTAGATGCTAGTTATAACTTAGATCTTACTTCTGTTACTTGGCCTACTGAACCTTCTTGATATGACTTCGCAAATTAGAGTAGATAGTATTGTACCAACAACTGGTGTACCTACTGGTGGTGGAGGAGGTATTGTTCAAGTAGTATCAAATACAAAGACTGATACTGCAAGTGTTAGTGGACTTACTTTTGGAGATGTGGGATTATCAGCAACCATTACCCCTAAATCCTCTAGTAATAAAATTTTAATATTAGTACAAGCAAATATTGGTTCTAGTGTTGGATATAGTATGAAGGCCAGATTGATGAGAGATAGTACTGCTATCCATATTGGTGATGCTGATGGTAACCGACCACGAGCAACTACAGAAGTCAGTCAAACTTATGGGAACACAATCACCTACAATGCCGACCAGGCAAATATGATATTCTTGGATTCTCCGGCAACCACATCACAAGTTACATATAAAATACAAATGGCATCATATAGTAGTTATATAGTTTATATAAATCGAAATGGTGCCGACTTGGATACATCAAGTTATGATGCTAGCACAGCTTCTTCAATAACATTAATGGAGGTATCGGCATGAGTTATAATCACGAAGCAATATATCAAGTTCATACAAATGCCGTCAGGATTGATGATAGTCTTGGTGCATTTGATGCTGAGGGAAATAAAATATCTATAGATATTGATGCAGTTAATGCAGCTGCTGCAGAGATAGATGCTGCAAGAATTGTTGCTTATAAAAAAATGAGAAGGCATCAAGATTATATAAATGAATCAGATCCTCTATTCTTTAAGTATCAAAGAGGTGAAATTGAGAAATCTGTGTGGGAAGCAAAGGTAGCAGAAATAAAAAGTAGAACTTATTCATAAGGTAAAGGAGCATTCGGCATAATGAGTACAATCAAGGTAGATAGAATAGAACCACAAGATGGTTTACAGAGCAATGCTATGGGAGGTATTGTTCAGGTTGTGCGTGCTGTTCATACCGGAACAGTAAGCGCAAGCACATCAACTTATGTAAGCACTGGTCTACAGGCATCCATCACACCTAGATCAGCATCCAATAAAATTATGGTTTCATTTGAACATTCAATATATCATACCAGTCAAAATACTGATGTATATACACTTCATGGTATAAGAATAAAAAGAGGTACTCAAGTAATTTACACACCAGTAACTTCTAATAGTGGTAATAGTACTAGTTCTGGTCCATATGATTTTGGTCTTTATCATTCACATACTACTGTTTCCGACAATTATTATCATAGATCTAGGGTAGAATATTTGGATAGTCCAGGTACAACTGGTACTTTAACATATTCAACAGAACTCTCTTGTTTTGGTGGTCAAGGTGTTGTATATTCAAATTATGTTGATCCAACCCCTGGTGTTACAGCATCGGCACCACAATCTTGGATGACTCTTGTTGAAATTACAGCATAACAATAAATACAGGAAAGAATAATATAAGATGGGCATAAAAGTACGGCATAATGGACAATGGGTAGAATTCACACCTCCTAGTAGTGGTGGTGTTGGTGTTGGTACTACAGATAGGATTTCTGAAGGAAATTCAAAAGCAGAAATAATTGATACTGCAACTGAATCTAAATTCACTGTAGAAATTGATGCTGCGGAAAAATTTTCTGTTGATATTGGTGGTCCAAAAATACATAGACAAGATAATTCTATTGAAGGTGGGTCTATAGTATTCAATAGAGCAGCAGATGATGTTGCTGCTTTTGAACTTGATGTTTATGGATCATCAAGTTCTGATTCGGGTAGATTTAGAATTGTAGATTCTACTGGTGGTGTAGAAAGATTTGCGATCGGACCTTCTGGACAAATTGGTCTTAGTGGTGCTAACTATGGAACCTCTGGTCAAGTATTAACTTCTAATGGTTCATCTAGTGCTCCTACATGGCAGACTGTTTCTGGTGGTTCTGGTGGTGGAGGAGAACCTGTAGGTACTATTATTGCTTGGTCTGGAACAGTAGCAACTATTCCAACTGGATATCAACTCTGCGATGGTTCTGCAGCATCAACATCAGAACTTCAAGCAATCACTGGTCCTAATGTACCTGATTTAACAAACAGATTCATTATTGGTGCCGATGCTGATGCTACAATTAATAGTGTCGTACTCCCAACAACATCAATAACTGGTTCTGCAACAACAACTGGTGGAAGTAAGGATGCTGTTGTTGTTTCACACACTCATTCATATAATGATAGGTCAAATTCACAAGGAAATCCCAATAGTGTAACCGGAGGTCCTAGTGCGATTAATGACGGAGTGTTACCATCTACAACAGGAAATGCATCGGGAGGAGTAGTTGGAACCAATAAAAACCTTCCACCATATTATGCTCTCTGCTATATCATCAAGCACAGTGCAACAAGTGGTTCTGGTTCTAGTGGTGGTGGAATTGAATTATTATCACCAAAAACGGCAACTGGAACATCAGTAGAATTTACTGATATTCCTGCAGGTGCAAAAGAAATTACATTAATGCTCAGTGAGGTTGGAATCTCAGATGATACTAATCATCTGTTAGTACAATTGGGAACAAGTTCTGGTTGGATTAACACTGGATATTATGCTTCTTCTGAAGCGGAAAATGGGACTACTGATGTTTCTGCTAGTGATGGATTCCCAATTCATAATGTCAATGATACAGATTCTGCCGGTAACCGTTTTACTGGTTCCATGATTATCAATCTGTTTAAAACAAGTCCATCTAAGACTTATACTCAGATTGGACAATTTAAAAGATACAATAATTCTAACGATTGCGAAGATTGTAGTAGTGCATGTCAAACTTATGGTAATTTAGATTCAATCAGTAATAATGCTGAAATAACCAGAATAAGAGTGCTTGCTAACCATACTGGTAGTGGTCAAAGCTTTACAAATGGTGAAATTAATATTTCATATAAGACTAGTGGTGTTGGTTCCACTAATAAAATAACTCAAGGAAATACATCAGCAGAAGTTGTAGACACAGGTTCTGATGGTCACTTTAAAGTTACAACAGAGGGTACAGAAAGACTCCGTATAAAGTCTGACGGTTTTGTTAGTGTTAAAGATAGTAGTGTAAACGACTTTCTTGTAATTCAACCCACACAAGTATTTGAATGGTATACACCTAGTGGTTACACCAGACAATTGAGTTCTCAGATTGGGACTCAAATTACCAGCGGCATTGTACCCAATAATGCAACAAGAAATACAGATGCTTTAGTTTATGATTATTGTTGGGATAATTATGATATTTTTGATTTAGATGGTGATGGTATAGTTTCATATACAGACGCATTATTATTCTTTAGATATTACGCTAATACTGCTGATTCTTCACTAATTGGCACTCAAACGAATGTATGGTCATCAAGAGCAACTAGAAATGACCATACATCAATTAGACAGTTTATGTCGAAATATGATAGTATAGAAAATACTAATACATCTTATAGTGCAGCATCAAAAAGTATATCAGGAGTTACTACTTCTACATCCACTAAGGTATTAGGTATTGGTGCTTCTGTTAGTGGAACGGATATTCCTGCAGGATCATTTATTGAATCTATTCAAGTTGGTGCAATAACAATAAATCAAAATCCAACAGGCACTCAAACAAATGCAACAATCACTATTGGAAATGGTGCCCATGATATTGATGGAGATGGTACGTTCAATCAGTTTAGTGATGGACTTATTCTCCTGAGAATTTTTTCTGGATCATCATCACCATCAGCTGATACACCTGAAGATTATGAATCATATGATTTCAATAATGATTCATTTTTAAATCCTGATGATGGTGGTGTAGCACAGTTTAGAATTTTAAGACAAGGCGTTGGTATTGGAACAACACAACCTGATAATAGGTTGCAAGTAGGTACAGGTAATAGTTCTTTTAATGTTACTGATTTAGGTTTGGTTGGTATTGGAACTGATAACCCAATATATAAATTGGACGTTCTTGGGACTAACGTACTTGCAAATATAAAAAGTACAAATAATAACTACGTCCTTCAATTTGCTGGAAATAACTGTCCATATGATGTATATGTAGGAACAGATAATGCAAATAATTTCCTTTTTGCTAATGAAAATAATGATGGAACATTTTCAGAAAGACTTCGTATTGGATCTGCTGGACAAATTGGTCTTAGTGGAGCAAATTATGGAACGCCAGGTCAAGTATTAACTTCTGGTGGTTCTAGCGCAAATGTTACTTGGACTACTCCTTCCTCTGGTGGACTGTCACAATTAAAGGTCAGACAATTTACTAGTAACACTACATATACTCCAACTAGTGGTGCTACACATTTTATTGTTTATGCAACTGGAGGTGGTGGAGGTTCTGGTGGTGGTACACCTACTGGTGGTGCAGGTGGTGGGGGCACTGCTATCCGTGCATATAATTCTACACAAATGGGCAGCAGTGCCTCTATAACGATAGGTGGTGGAGGTTCTGGTGGTAGTGCTAGTAGTAGTGATTGGAATCTCAATAATGGTAGTCATGGTGGAGATACCACATTCAATCCTGGTGGCACTGGTACTACAATAACAGGTGGTGGTGGAAGAAGATCAACTGCTACTGGTGGTGGTGCAGGAGGAACTGCAACAAATGGACAGTCCAATTTGACTGGAATGAGTGGAGCTAGTACACGAGTTATTGGTGGGTTGAATAGCGAATCTACTCCTGCTGCTGGAGGATCATCACACTTTCAACATAGAGGTCATGGGGGTGATGGTGCATATGGATATTCGGCTGATAATCAAGATGATGTTTCGTATTCTGCAGGTTCTGGAAATTCTGGAACTGCCGGTATAGTTATTGTTTATGAATATGGTTAAAGGAGGTAATTAAAATGGCAAATTATGCAATTATAGAAAATCAAACAATTACTAATGTAGTAGAATGGGATGGAGATACTAACAACTGGTCTCCTCCAGATGGTTCTATCGCAATTCTTTTAGATACTACTAACATAGGAATAGGAGATAGTTATGTCGGAGGAAATTTTGTAAAGACAGATATTTACACAACTGCTGAACGTTGGCAGGGTCTAAGAAATATGAGAAATGGGCTTTTAGCAGAAACTGATTGGTCACAATTAGGAGACATTCCTGTAGGAATTAAGAGTTCATATCAAAAATATAGACAAGAACTACGCGATTTACCTGCAAATATATCAGAACCTCGTAATGTCACATGGCCAGAGCATCCAGAATAAAAGTAACAGCATCTCTGCAAAAACAATTAGAAGATAATATAAACTTTGATGAAATAAATTATTTTGTTAGAAGAGATGGAGAAGGTGAATCTAAATTTTTTCCTGAATGGGAGAATGAAATTTCCGAAGAAAAATTAATTTCGATTAAATCAAAGAATCTTATTCTTGACACTTCAGGTAATAAAAATTTAGTCCATTTTCCAAGAAAACATGCTATTAGAATAAAACCGATAATAAAATCATTGTTTCCAAATAGGAAGATAAGAACAAGTGGATTTTTTTATTATCCTAAGACTGGATATATGGGATGGCATACAAATTGTAGTACACCATCTGATACACTTTATGTTACATATTCAACAGGTGTTTCATTTTTTAGATATTATGATGGGGAGAAAGTTGTAACAGATTATGATGATTGTGGATTTACTATTAGAAAGTTTAAAAATAGAGCACAAAAACCATATTTCTGGCACTGTGTAGGAAGTGATTGTGATAGATTTAGTTTTGGTTTTCGATTATTCGGTGGTTGTGAAGAAGGGAGTCTAGAAACTCCTCCCTCTTAATTACGTAAAATAAACTTTCATATATGTTATTATTTTTCATTTTTACTATTCTGTGATTTCCATCTATCAATCTATATTTTAAATTGAGTGGATTTTCACATTCACAAACTATTCCTGGAAATGATGTATCACATTTTTCATATCTTTTTTGATTGGAAATTCCTTTATATGCAATTTCTGAGTGCTTTATTGTTGTCAAACGTTCATCAAAGAGAAAAGGTTTCAAATAAAATAAATCAATTACACAATTATTACCATTGATACTCCAATCTCCACAAAATTTGCTATTTGTACAAACATGAAATCCTTTTAACATTACACTTTCGCTTGTATACTTAAATAAATATAAGAAAAAAAATTATAATGGGAACTAAAATTAGAGTTGATGGTGAATGGGTTGATTTAGAAATTAACAGCACAGTTTCTCCTGATGGTCTTGATGGATCTTGGACAACTACCAGTAAACAGCATGATACGTATTATACTAATGGAGCATCATTAATCTATGTAAGTGCAATTTTTAGGGTTAAGACAATTGGTAATGATAGTAATGGCGTAACAGCAGGTAGTAGTGCTTGGGTATATGTATCTGACCCAGGTGAAACTGGAACAAATCTTTCAAACTATACTAATATATCTAGAGTGAGAGATAATGGAACAGCAGATGCAGAAAATCTTTATCTAAATGTAAGATTTTTTGTTCCACCATCATGTAAGTATATTGTAAAACTGTATAATAGCAGTTTATCTGATTGGGGTAATAATAGTAGAATTTCCACACTTTCTTGGAATGAATTTGGTATTAATTTGAAAACTCCAGATCATAATTTTACTTCATTAGATTCTAATAGTAATAATTTTCAGCGTTGTGGTAAAGCACCCTCAACAGCTATAATCAATGCTTCCAATTCTGTGACGAATGGATGGTCAGATTTTATGGAGGAGTTTGCAGTATGGCATGAACCTGGAAATGTTGGAACACTTAGTCAAGCATATTCAACAACATATACAATAAATATCACAAAAGCAGGTGATTATACATTAGAATATGGTATAGATGATTTTGGAAGCATAACTTTTGATGGAACACAAGTTGCATCAGCTGTTGAAGCTGATGCAACATGGACAAATGATCCACCTAGCTCTGTTACATTATCAAATGTAAGTATTGGGTCGCATACATTAGTTGTAACCGTAACTAATAGTCCAAATTCAAATGCTTGGGATACCAATCCTGCAGGCATTGCATGGAGACTTAAACCTTTTGGAACCTAAAGAAATAAAATGCCAATAAGAGTTAGAGAAGGAAACACTTGGAAATTAGTTGCAAATCCTACAGGAATTTCTGATACTGTAACGGGTAGTTATGAGTATTATGGACCTGGTGAAACGACCGAAAAAGTTGCTAATACATCATATACAAATAATACAACCAAACTTATTCATGTTAGTGCCACAATAGGTATAGATAGAAATGCATCAATTGGTAGTGGCAATAATGCAAAGGAACTTATTGCAGGAAGTTACATTCTTGCATCAATAACTTCTCCACAAAATGTAACTACTGAAGTTGCTAACATTAGAGATAACGGTAGTATAAACACACAATATTTGTTTTTAAATCCACAATTTTTTGTACCTGTTGGATATAGTTACATAATTAAATTGTATGATTCTGATGATAATCATTGGTCAGATAATACAACTTATCCAAACGCTGTAGAAACATTTGCTTGGTCAGAATTTAAATTTCAATTACAATAATGGCAGTACATCTTAGAAAAAATGGAGTCTGGACTAATATCACTTTTGATATTACACCATTTGCTGTTGGCGGAACCTGGAGTGATGAAACAAGTAATAGACTTTATAGAGATACTAGTGATACTGACATAGAACAGGCAAAAAGAATATACACAAATAATACAGGTAAATTAATTCTTGTTCGTGCCGTACCGGGGATAGACAGAGTTGCTAGAGGTTTGTCTACTAATGATATTTCTGGATCTTATGCGATTGCATATGTAGATGACGTGGAAGTTGCTAGATTTAGAGATAATGGAACAAATTCAGCAGATAAACTTAGAATTGAACTTCAGTTCTTTGTTCCAAATTATAGTGAATATTATATAAAAGTTTTTAAGAAAAATCATAACCAGAGTCAGACTTGGCAGGGTGATGACTCCAATGGTAACACGTATGTTGAAACAATTGAGTGGTTTGAATTTACATTTCAGTAACACCCTTGACTACCCACCTCAAATACGTTATAATATCTGGGTAGTCAAGACAAGCACATGAACGAAACTTATGTTGCTGGCGTCGTCATTGATGTCTGTACTCGTTCTTTTCTCCTCTTCAGCGATGCAGGAGATGAAAAAATGGTAAAATGTGAAACTGCTGAGCAGTTTATGAATGTGCTAGAAGTTTGCACTTCTCATCTTAATGATGATCAGATTGAATATGCAAATTTAACAGTAGCAGGAGAGATTTGATGGAAGTATTTACAATTGAGGAATGGGAAAAAAACTTTGATGAACTCTTCGCAAGAGTTGAAAATGGAGAAACAATAGGTATAGTCAAAGAAGATGGACAGGCAGCAGTAATGATGCCTGCCGATGATGAAATTGTGCGAATATACACAGAGCAAAATAACGAAGCTCAGTAATTTCATCATCTGGGACTATCGCATATTGGTTAATGCCCACTGCTTATAACGGTGTGAACTGGGTTCAATTCCCAGTAGTCCTATTTGCTTCCTTAGCAATCTGGTGAATGCAGCAAACTCATAATTTGCCTAAGGAGAGTTCGATCCTCTCAGGAAGCACCTAAGCGAGTGTGGCGGAATCGGTAGACGCACCAGACTTAAAATCTGTTGGGAGTTAATCCCGTGGGGGTTCAAGTCCCCCCACTCGCACTAAATACCTAAAAAAGAAGTATCATGAAGAACACTTTTGAAGTTGGTTCATCTTTTGTGTGGTACAACGACGAGAAAATTGTTGTAAAGATGTACTTCTTGAATGATATCCCTTTTACTTTTGATGAGATGCCAGATGGTCATCTATGGGACCAGGATTTAGTTAGAGAAGCAAACGGAAATAGAAGTTTTGAAGTAGAGGACGTTTATAGAGGTTCTAATTATCTTATCATGGAAGGATGCCATCCTTGCTTTGACAATATTGATATTTCTAACCCCGAAGTATTACCAGATGACCTTCTGTCATATTTTGATGAAGAAGATTTAAGGGGATAAATAAAACATAGAAATACAATGGTTGTCAGAATAAGATGCCACTCAATAAGTTAGAGAATTTTATCAAGAATACAGAAGGTCGTATTCTTTATGTAAATCCGAATGACCTTGATGCTACTGATGGTATCGAGAATGCGGGTAACTCCTTAACAAAACCCTTTAAAACTATTCAAAGGGCACTAATTGAATCCGCAAGATTTTCATATTTAAGGGGCGATAATAATGATATAACTGAAAAAACCACAATTCTTTTATATCCTGGGGAACACCTAATTGATAATAGACCTGGATATGCAATTAAAAGTGTTGGTGGCACCCCTACAACTGTATCTCCCAGTGGAGCAGAATCTTTTGCTGGTAGTGAATTAACACTAACACTAGATTCTAATTTTGATTTAACACAAGAAAATAATATTCTTCACAAGTTTAATAGTATTAATGGTGGTATTATTATACCTCGTGGTACCTCTATTGTTGGTCTTGACTTAAGAAAGACTAAGATTAGACCAAAGTATGTTCCAAACCCAACGGATGAAACTGTAAAATCCAGTGCTATTTTTAGAATTACTGGTGCCTGCTATTTCTGGCAATTCTCTATCTTTGATGGAGATGAGAGCGGAACTGTATATACCGATCCTGTTGATTTTTCTTCTAATAATCGTTCAAAACCAACATTCTCTCACCATAAACTCACTTGCTTTGAGTATGCTGATGGTGTCAATCTTCCAACTGGTTATGATCTGACAGATCTTGATATGTATTACGCTAAGTTGAGTAATGCATATAACAAAGCAGCTGGCAATAAAGATATTGATCAAAAATATCCAACACAACCAAATTCGTTTGCAAAACAAAGACCTGAATGGGAAATTGTTGGCGCATTTGCTGCTGACCCAATTACTATTTCGTCTATCATTTCTGGAGATGGTGCAACTCCTGGTAGTGTGGTTACTGTTACTACATCAATTCCGCATGGATTCAGTGCTGGAACACCCGTCAAAATTCGTGGAATCAATGTAAGTGATTATAATATTTCCACGAAAGTTACGAAAATTATAAGTGATAAAGTATTCACATATTCATTATCTAATGTAAGAGCGAACTTACCTGCTGGTCCTGGTGCTGGTCTTGCACCAGGTGCAAATGCAACTGCCACTATTGAAACTGATACCGTAACTGGTGCATCACCATATATCTTTAATATCTCCTTACGTTCTGTTTTTGGTATGCAGGGTATGCACGCCGATGGAAGCAAGGCAGATGGTTTCCGTTCAATGGTTGTTGCACAGTTTACTGCTGTATCTCTCCAAAAAGATGATCGGGCATTCGTTAAATATAATCCATCAAATCGGACTTTTGATAGTATCGGTATCACCAAAGTAACCGGTTCTAAACTTTCTTCAGAATCATCAGCAACTAACGATAAATTTGTTTATCACTTAGATTCTGATGCTGTTTATAGAGAAGGTTGGAAGACAACTCATATCAAGATGACCAACGATGCCGTTGTTCAGATTGTTTCAGTCTTTGCTATTGGATTCCACAAACACTTCGAAGCAGCAAGTGGTGGTGATGCATCCATTACCAACTCTAACTCCAACTTTGGTCAATTCTCATTGGCAGCAGACGGATTCAAGCCAGATGCATTTGATAAGGATGATAAGGGTTATGTAACTTCCATTGTTGCACCTAAAGCAATTACTGGTGGAGAAATTAATGTTGAATGGGTTCAGTTTGATGTTGATAAAATTAAGAGTACAGCAAATGAACATCTATATCTCTTAGGATATACTAACGAAGATATTCCACCCCCAGTAATTTCTCAAGGTTACAGAATTGGTGCAAGAGAAGGTGAAAGAATTTATCTAGATGCTGATGGCAATAGTGCCAGAGTTTTGATGACTAATGGTCCTATTACTGCATCTAATACTCAAGTTGATGGAACTGATTCTTCAGTCAAGCGTTATGATAATGTAACTCTCCAAAATAATACAGAGGGGACAGTTTACACTGTTGGTGCTCACAATTTACAGAATGGTGAATCAGTTAGAATCATTAGTGAAACTGGTGACTTACCAGAGGGTCTTGA